CGCATTGTCGAGGAGGTTTCCAAAGGATGAACCCATTAAGCGTTACTTCGGCACTCAATAAGAACGGCGTATTAACATTGTATGTACTAATGGATGACGGCACAATTCTGAAAAAGGCAGAAGATGAACAACGATGGTCAGAGGTCAGTAGTGTTCTTGGATATAGAAACGAACAGCCAAGCAAGCCAGATCTGGTTGTGCGTAACAAAGGATCAAAGAAACGGAAAGATTGAATGTCATCACAAGGCCGACACTTTATTAAAAACATTAGAGGACAATCCGTTAGTAGTAGCGCACAACGGAATCTTCTTCGACTTCCCGATATTGAACAGGCTATGGAATACGAAAATCAAAGCATCGATGTGCGTAGATACCCTAGTCATGTCAAGGCTGATGAGTCCAAACCGAGAAAACGGACACAGCCTCGCAGCTTGGGGAGCAAAACTAGGACAGAAAAAGATTGACTATAAAAGAGTCTGGTTCAGAATCAATAAACTTAAGTATGATGAAGATAGCACCCTTCCTTTTGATCAGCCTCATTTAAAGTTATTAGAAAAGTATTGCAGAAGAGATGTCGAAGTATTAGAGAAAGCCTATAACGAACTTTTACAGGAGCAGAAGCGATATGGATTCTCGCAACAAAGTGTCGATCTTGAACATAAAGTGGCTATCATCATTGCTAGACAAGAGCGCAACGGCTTTAGATTCGATTTGCCTAAAGCTATGGTACTTCTGGCAGGACTTAAAGATAAAATGGCTCCAATTCAGGCATCCCTACAGGTCATCTTTCCTACAATCACAACCGAGCGTTATTCAACAAAAACTGGAAAAAGACTCAAGGACAGTGTTAAAGTCTTTAACCCAGGCTCAAGGCAGCAAATCGCCGAGAGGCTCCAAGAAAAAGGCTGGCAACCAAAAAAGTTCACCGAAAAAGGCCAAGTAGTTGTAGATGAATCCACTCTGGCAGGAGTTGATATACCAGAAGCAAAAGCCATTGCTGAATACTTACTCGTTCAGAAAAGGGTGGCTATGGTTGAGTCCTGGATTGATGGTGTATCTAAAAACCAGCGGATTCACGGTAAGGTCATCACCAATGGAGCAGTCACAGGGAGAATGACGCACCACAGCCCTAACATGGCTCAGGTACCGTCAGTAGGTTCAGAGTATGGCAGTGAGTGTCGTGAGTTGTTTACCGTGCCAGATGGCTACAAACTTGTTGGCATCGATGCTTCGTCACTGGAGTTGCGGATGTTGGCACACTATATGAAGGATAAAGATTATGCTAAAGAAGTCGTTGAGGGTGACATCCATACCAAAAACCAGAATGCAGCAGGTCTTCAAACAAGAGCGCAAGCGAAAACATTTATCTACGCTTTACTGTACGGTGCAGGGCCTGCCAAAATCGGGAAGATTGTTGGTGGTTCGGCAAAGGAAGGTCAGAAACTCATCGATACTTTTCTTCGGAACACGCCAGCTTTGCAAGCACTTCGCAACAAGATTGAAAAGTTATCGGTACGGGGATCGATACCAGGTATTGACGGTAGGCAACTACACATTCGTTCCGCACACGCAGTACTTAACACGCTACTGCAGAGTGCTGGTGCGATAGTGATGAAGCAGGCGTTGGTTCTGTTTGACGAAGGCATCAGGAAGAAAGGCTTAGATGCTAAGTTTTGCGCCAATGTCCACGATGAGTGGCAGCTAGAAGTCTTGGAAAAAGACGCACAAACTGTAGGGGAATTAGGGGTTGACAGCATTAGAAAAGCTGGTGTAGTATTGGGGATGCGGTGTCAACTAGACGGTGAATACAAGATTGGCAACAATTGGAAGGAAACACATTGACAGAAGACTTTGAAGACCCAGAATCAGCAATCTTTATCGCCGTAATCGATGGTGCAGTACACATTGCCTACAGCAAAGATTTATCTGAAGACTATGATAATATGCTTGACATTTTAGAAACTGCTGCTAAAATGGTTTTGAACGAGCAGAATAATAATCAGCAGTCTGTATCAAATGTTCACTAACCGAAAGGAAAATTATGAACGATCTAGCAAAACCAGTAAAAGTAAAAGCCACAGTGATGTGGTGTTTCCATAATAAACCAAACGAAATGTCAGGTAAGTTCCAGATGGATCTGTGCAACCTGTCAGACAATGCTGTGAAGGCATTGGAGTCGCTTGGGTTGGAAGTGCGTAAGCGTGAAGATAAGCCAGAGAAAGGCTTCTATATCACTTGCAAGAGCACTGTTCCAATGAAAGTATTCGATGCTAATGGCAATGACTTGAACAATGTTGCCATTGGTAACGGATCTACGGCTACGGCTGTAGTTGGTGCTTATGCTTGGTCTTGGAAGAATAAGTCTGGCACTTCCGCGACCTTGACTAAGCTGGTTGTTGATAATCTTGTGGCCTATGATGCTGCTGAAGCAGAAGAAGCCGCTGACGAAGTTCTGTAAACATAACCGAAAGGACAATTATGTACGTTGTTAAATTTAATGGTCGTAAGCTATCACTGAAAGCGTTTGCTGGACTGACAAAGTATGAGCAGGCTCGAAACGCACTCCGTAAGTATCTGCGTAGTAAAGGACTGAGCCGTATTCACGGACAACTCGGTTACTCTATCTCGCGGGTCTAACTGATGATTGCACTTGTGGATGGCGACATTATCGCTTATACCCTCGCTGCTGGTTGTGAGGACTATGACGAAAGTGTGGCTCTCCGCAAGTGCTCTGAATACCTTGAAGAACTTGTCTATGTTCATGCTGGTTGTGACGATGCTAATGGTTGGCTTACAGGCCATCAGAACTTTCGTATCCAGCTAGCAAAGACAAAGCCTTACAAAGGAACCAGAACACAAGAGAAACCCAAGCACTTGGGTTTATTGCGTCAATATCTTAACTCTGCTTGGAAGTTTGAGATCGAGCAGTATCAGGAGGCTGATGACGCAATAGGCATCGCTGCTTATTCGATGGAACCGGAAGACTATGTTATTTGTACCACAGACAAAGATCTAAACATGATCCGAGGCTGGCACTACAATATGAAGCGCAATGAAAAGGTTTGGGTTGACGAAGACGAGACATTGTATAACTTCTACACACAAGTGCTGACTGGTGATCGTGTTGATAACATTCCTGGCCTTAAAGGAATCGGACCCAAGAAAGCGGAAAAGATACTTAAAGGCTGTAAGACTGAGGATGAGATGTTTGAAGCTGTACTGAAGGCATACGACAATGATGAAACCTATTTAACGGAGCAGGCTTCGTTGCTTTGGATCAGAAGAAAACCAAATCAGGTTTGGAGGAAACCTCGATGATATGTTCTAAATGTAAAGAAGAAAAAGATATATTACAATTTAATAAATCAAAACACACAAAAAAAGGTTATCAATCTTGGTGTAGAATATGTAAAAACAAAAAAGAAAATGAGTGGTATCATAAGAAAGTTGAAAATAAACAAAAAAGACAGAAACAAGTACTTGATAGGATAAGAAATAATAAAAAACTTGTAATAGATTATTTTGGTGGTAAATGTAATGATTGCGGTGGAGTGTTTCATCCTTCAGTTTATGATTTACATCATAGAAATCCAGAAGAAAAAGATAATAACTTTAAAACAATGCTTCATCGGTCTTGGAACAAAATAATAAAAGAAATTGAAAAGTGTGATTTACTTTGTGCAAACTGTCATAGAATTAGACACAATGCTGACAACTACTAAGGAAAATTATGGATTCGAAGAAAACCAAATCAGGTCTGGAAAAAGCCCCGATAGTTTATATTGAATGGGTTGATGCAGTAGCAGATGCAGGCTGGCAAGAAAGCACCAAAACAGAGATCCACAAATGCTACACGATTGGATGGGTTGTCTCAGAGGCAGATGATGCGATCTGTGTCGCCAGCACGGTCAGCATGGACTCCAGCAACGCTAGGATGCACATACCGAAGTCGTGGATTAAAACAAGGAAGGAAATCGACATTGAAGCCATCATCAGCGAAAGCAAAGGGAAGAGTTCTACAGCAAACGGTAAGAGACCTTATAATCGCAAAGTTCGGACTGGAGCCTGACGATGTTCGTTCAGTTAGCATGGGCGTGTCGGGGGAAGACCTGCTTCTTAGTCCAGCAGCAAGACGGAAGCTACCAATCAGTGTGGAATGCAAGTCCAGAGCAACAATCTCTGTATATGGGCATTATCAACAAGCGAAGGACAACAGTCGAGGATACGAGCCAGTCCTCGTCATCAAGCAAAACAGAGATAAGCCCCTGGTTGTGGTAGACTGTAATTACTTTTTTGACCTACTGAGGAGAAGCAATGAAAACCTTTAAATTTACATACGAAGATATCGAATATGTTGGCGACAGTGGCGACTGGCCTAACACAACCACAATCAAGGCAAAACACGAATTTGACGATGCTGTTACTTGGGTTCCGGTGCTGTATCAGTTTGTCAAGTTCCTAGAGAGCACTGGCTATGTTGATGTTACAAAGAAGGTCCAAGTTGAAGATCGTTTTGGATTTCATTCCGACTGTGGCTTTGAGACATTCGGTAAGAAAGAAGAAGAAATCGATGAAGACTTTGACTACACTGAGGAAGAGCAATCTTGAAACTACTAATGCTAGACATCGAAACAAGCCCCAACACTGCACACATCTGGGGCCTTCGAGATCAGTATATTAGCCCAGAGCATTTGCTAGAGTCTTCCTATGTTCTGTGTTGGGCTGCTAAGTGGCACGGCAAGAAGGAGATTATGTTTTCTTCCGTACACAACACACAGCCTAAATATATGCTGCGAAAGATCCACGATCTTATCTCTGAGGCTGACGCAGTTGTTCATTACAACGGAACTCGGTTTGACATACCAGTGCTCAACAAAGAATTCTTGCTTCAGCATTTAGCACCACCAGCGCCATACAAACAGATTGACCTATTAAGAGTAGTTCGTAAAGAGTTTCGCTTCCCTAGCAACAAACTTGACTACATCGCACAGAGATTGGGTCTAGGAAAGAAAACTGACCATGAAGGCTATCAGCTTTGGGTCAAGTGCATGAACAAAGATCCTGCTGCTTGGAAAGTAATGGAGAAGTACAACAAACAGGATGTTGTGTTATTGGAGAAAGTTTATGATCGTCTGCTTCCTTGGATTAAGTCTCATCCTAACCATAACCTCTACGGAGGTGACGGTTGCCCCAACTGCGGTAGCCATCGACTGCAAAAACGAGGTTTCTCCTACACAACCACAGGAACCTTCCAAAGATTCCAATGCACGAATTGCGGAAGTTGGTCCAAATCCACCAAAGCAATAAAGGAGCACGCCGATGTCGCAGCAGCAACATAAAACATTAGGCGATTACATTGCTAACAAACAGATAGGAGGAAGTCACTACAAAACAGCAATCCAGCCTTGGGATGTGTTCCTAGATTGGGAGCTTGATCCTTGGCTATGTAATGTGATAAAGTATGTGCAGCGGCACAACAGAAAGAACGGCATTGAGGACTTAAAGAAGGCACAGCATTATCTAGAGTTTGCAATTGCGAATTACGACAAGATTAAAGAAATTTATTATAAGGGGTAAGTATGTCATTGACACTGAGGGACATAATGGAAAGGATGGCGAAGCTAGATGAAATAACATTGCTGGAGGTATTGAACATATCGTCAGAAGAAATCATTGAACGGTTTGCTGATAAGATTGAAGACAAGTTTGAAGAATTGGAGATTGACCTAGATGAATAACTACTCAGAATTTATTGCTAAAAGTCGATATAGCCGTTTTCTGCCTGATGTTGGCAGGCGTGAGCATTGGAATGAGACAGTGGCTCGGTACTGTGCTTTCATAGACAACCACCTAAAAGAGAAGCACGACTATAAAATGCCTGATGCGCTGTATGATGAAATAAAAAATGCTATCCTAAACCTGGAAGTGATGCCGTCCATGCGTGCTATTATGACCGCTGGCAAGGCACTGGAGCGAGACAACACTGCTGGATACAACTGCAGCTATCTGCCCATCGATGACCCAAAGGCATTTGATGAGGCCATGTATATCCTACTCTGTGGTACTGGCGTAGGCTTTTCTGTGGAGCACAAATATGTCGATCAGTTACCTGAAGTCCCAGACCAGTTGTTTGATTCTGAAACTGTTATTTCGGTTGCAGATTCGAAAGAAGGATGGGCAAAGGCATTACGCCAACTCATCGCTTTACTGTACTCTGGGGAAGTGGCAAGGTATGACTTATCCAGAATTAGACCTGCAGGAGCAAGGCTCAAAACCTTTGGTGGACGTGCCTCTGGACCAGGACCTCTGGATGAACTTTTTAAATTCACTACTGCCAAATTTAGAGCAGCCGCAGGTAGGAAACTTACATCGCTCGAATGCCATGATATTCTGTGCAAGATCGGGGAAGTTGTTGTTGTGGGTGGAGTACGCAGATCAGCAATGATCTCTTTGTCAGACTTAGAAGACGATAGGATGAGGAATGCAAAATCAGGACAATGGTGGGAACACAACGGCCAACGAGCATTGGCTAACAACTCAGCAACTTATAACACTAAACCAGATATTGGACAGTTTTTACAAGAATGGACAAGCCTCTACAACTCTCATTCTGGAGAACGCGGGATTTTCTCAAGAGCAGCATCGATTGCTCAGGCTGGAAAAAACGGACGAAGGGATAAGAATTATGATTTCGGAACTAATCCCTGCTCTGAAATCATACTTAGACCGTACCAGTTCTGTAATCTCACTGAAGTTGTCGTCAGAGCAGAAGACACCGTAGAGTCACTTGCACGCAAGGTACGCATTGCCACTATCTTAGGTACATTCCAGTCTACGATGACACACTTCCCGTATCTGCGTAAGATCTGGCAAAAGAACACAGAAGAAGAGCGCCTCTTGGGTGTCTCACTGACAGGTATTTTAGATAATCATTGGATGGGCGAGGTTAATGAAAGCACTGCGGAGAATCTTAGACAGTTACGAAGTATCGCCATTGATGCCAATTCTGAGTTTGCAGATAGTCTTGGCATCCCTAGGTCTACTGCTATCACTTGTGTCAAGCCTAGCGGCACTGTGTCTCAACTTGTTGATTCTGCCTCTGGTATTCATGCTCGACATAGCAGCTATTACATACGCCGTGTTCGTGGAGATAAGAAAGATCCTCTCTCGACATTTCTGACTGTTGCCGGTGTGCCTGCCGAAGATTGCGTAATGCGACCAGACAGCACAGTAGTCTTTTCCTTTCCGATGAAGGCTCCAGAAGGAGCACGGTTGCGTGACGATCTAACAGCATTGCAACACCTCGACCTATGGTTGATGTATCAGCGTCACTGGTGCGAGCATAAGCCGTCAGTGACTATTAGTGTCAAAGAAGATGAGTGGATGGATGTTGGCGCATGGGTATGGCGACACTTTGATGAAGTTTCTGGTGTGTCGTTCCTGCCGTGGGATGGTGGTACATATCGTCAAGCTCCGTATGAGGAGTGCTCTAAAGAGGCTTACGAAGAACTGCTATCAAAGATGCCTGCACACATTGACTGGAATCTACTCAGTGAGAAAGACGATAATGTCGAAGGTGCTCAAACACTGGCCTGCGTTGCTGGTCACTGCGAGATATAATGGTTATTGAATTTCACCTTATCTCTGGCATGATGCTCGGTATTGAGTTTGTATCAGAGATCGAAGACTGTAACGCACTGGTCATAGACCTTTTTGTACTTCGCACAATGATTTTCTGGTAGTCTAGGGCGTTGGACTTAACAGGGCCTCTTCGGAGGCTCTTTTTTTTATACCTAAGTTATTGTACTGTTTTGTCGGCAGTTATAAATAAAGTCCGACATTATCGTAAGTATAAAGCTCTTTCGTCTTTGCGACGCTTTACAAGGCCAGGAAGTTCTTTGCCGCCAGCTTTAGTCCATTGCATAAAGGCTTCAGCAGCGGCTTCAAAATCACCACGATTGTGGCACATCCTTATTGTAGAGCGTTGGAGATTGCCGAGGCCAACATTGAAAGAGAAGGATACGAGTGCGTCAAAGCGAGACTGAGTAAGACCAGTAGGACACAATCGTAGTACGCCTCGCTCAAACGTAGCCAAGTCTGCGGCAAGAATGGCATCAACCTCTGCTGCAGTAAGTTGTCTGTCGTATCCATCAGGGATTGGTAGTGTTTTTCTGTCATTTAGAGGAACCTTGATATGATTGGGATCAATAACGTGGCCAACACCAACAGTCCACAATAGAGCAGGACAGCGATACGGACGAAATCGGACTCCTTCATGATGTTTTATCATGTCGATACATTCTTTTGATACTTTCATTTCTTAAATGACTGAGTACCAAACCAGAATGCAATAACTGAGGAGAAGATAATTGCACTGTCTTCATCCCACAAAATTTGCATAGCTACGTCAAACGGCACTCCAGTCTTCCAAGCATAGAAAAAACCAAAGATGTTCACAAACAACAGCATCAGAAACATACCGTAAGTGATGACTGGCCTAACAGAAGCACGCAAGTTTGTAACCCATTGTGCTGCTCCTTTTCCAATGGCAATGTCATGTGCATACAGTGCTTCTCGTTCTTGCACCGCTGTTTGCATTGCTACTTGGTCTGTTCTAATCTCTTCAATTCTAGCTTGTGCAACAAAGCCTAATTGAATCATCTGTAACTCACGCTCAGTCTGCATTCTTGCCAATTCAAGTTCATGCGACTTATCAGACCTATCTTGGAAAAAGTCTAGGATCTTTGGCAAACCGCCCATAAGAAAAGAGATTAGTGTAGATAATAGTGTAATCATTACATCAGCCCCATCATTTTAAAGATTCCGTAAACCACAGTTGATGCCGCAATAATCCATAACATCTCCCGCCTAGTTTCCATGCGTTTCCTATACATTTCATCATTGAGTTCCAGATGTTGTTTACGCATCTGAGTGATAAGAGATTTAACCTCGGAGACTGCCGATCTACCGTATTCTTGTTCTATCTGTCTGTACATTTCGGCTTCTGCGTCACGAATTTGCCTAATGATTTTATACTCTTCATAGGCGTTCATGAACATCATGTCTCCACGGCGTTCAATCTGCTGTTGTTTGCGCTTCCAGGCAACACGAGCCTTTGCTTCCTCGTCCAAGAAAGCATTTACTTCTTTTGCTGTTTCCTTTATTTCACGGCCTACAGCAACGGCTTCTTTGATACCCCCTAGCGCAGCTCTTGCGGTGGCTGCTGGATCAGACATTTATTGTCCTTGTTGTTGTCTTATAAACTCAATGTTTTCTTTTGTTATTTCTTCTATAGGCATTTCATAGTTTTGTCCGTTTACATTGACAACAACACTACCATTTGGCTGAATTGCAACAATTCCTGATCTTAAACCAGCCTTAGCAAAGAAATTAGCAACAGGTGAAAAGTCGATTGCACCAATAAGTTCTTTAGCCACTGTTTTTGGATCATCTTTTATTTTAGATGCCTTTTCCAAAGACTGTTTAAACTCCATAGGGTTTGCTAAAATTTGTCTTGTAGCTTTGTCTTTTGATAACTCAATCTGTTTTGCTAATACTTTACTAAATACTTGTGCCGTAGCAGTGCTACCACTAAGAATTGGATTAGTTAGTTTACTAATAATTTGTGATGCCCCAATCCCAGTACCCGCTCCAATTTCAGGGACTGCTGTTGTAACAGGTATTCCTCTAGCTGGTGTTACTCCAGCCATCTCAATACCACGAAGAACATCTTCTGCAAATTTTAATTCTTTTGCATTTCCTCTATACAAAGGCATTATTAAATCTCTATTAGATTTTAAAAAGTCCAAAGGATTAGGTTGTTCTGCCACAATACGCATAACATTATTTCTAAAAGATTCAGTAGCATCTTTATCTGTTAATGCTATTTTTCTAAGAGCAAGAAATTCATTACGATCAACAGCAGAACGGCGTTCGCCAGCAGCGCCAATAAATGCTTTTCTAATTGAATCGGATAATTCCGGAGCATTTAAACTTATAATTCCACGCTCATCTACTGACACATATTTGTCTTTGTTTTTTCCTAGTACAGAAGCTAAAGTATCATCTTGTGCTTTAGTAAGAGTTAAGCTTTGCTTTTCAATTTCTTGTAGCAAAGATTGAGTATTTACCAATTTATCTCTAATACTAGGAAACTTTTTTAAACCATCATCATAATTATTTAAGAACCGTGTAACATCCTCTGCTGACGGTATCTGTTTTGAGTCTCTAAATAAAACTGTAAAAACGCCTTGTTCAAATAAATCAAAGGCATCTTTTTTATCGCCGTAAGCACCACCGTAAATTTTTATAAAATCGTCTAAATTTTCAGGCTTCTTTAAAAACTCACGAACAACTTCGCTGTTAGCTACGTTAAACCCTTCTTGTCCGTATTTAGAAAGTCGATATCCCATTCCTTGTCTAAAAGTGGGTTTAAATTCAGTTCGATAAAAATCATCAGCAAGTCCTAAAAGACTCTGATATTTTTGATCTGGGACAGCTTTTAAAGCATCTACCATAGTATTTCTAACCTCTGATAGACGAACAGCCTCTGTCAATGATTCGGGATCTGCAGAACCTCTTAACCTAAAAATTCTTTGATTTAAAGACTTAATCATCCCATCTACATCATTAGCATCAACAGATGCAAAACTATTTGTCTCTGTTGCTGGACCATCTGGGTATAATTTTTGTAAAATCTTTTGTTCTTTTGACGATAAAGAATTTAATAACTGAGCAGGATCTTGTCCGCTATCTAAAATAGTATTGTAAATTCTTTGAGAATCTGCATTAGAAATAGTTAATCCATTATCAGAAGAATATTTTGTTGCCACATTGTAAAGATTATTTTTTACACTTGTTGCAGACTTTAAATTTTCTTCAAAAGCCTTTCTAAGTTGCGATCCTATTACCTGCTCGTTTCCTGTTTGATTTTTTATTGCAAGTCCAAGATTAACAAGAGTACTTTCGTATTTTGCTTTGTTCTCTAATATAGGCCGCAAAGATTTTGATAACTCTGTTCTAGTTGCTTCTTCAAAAGAACTACCAACAGGAAGGGTTTTTAATAATATCTTATTTATTGCTTCTTCAGTATCTTTTTGCTGTTTTGTTATCATTCCAGCAAATCCTGGATCACGAGCAAATTGCTGTTTCATCATAGATTCAGCAGCAGCACTACCAGTAACTTGTGGAAGTGTTGGTTTAAAAGCAGGGTTAATGGCCTTTAATTGCTCTACTGTTTGCAGTCTTTGTCCGAGATCAGGAACTTCTTCAGCAATCGCATTTACACCTTGTTTAATCTGCAAATCAGATAGTCGGTTTGTTATTTGTGGACTACTTTCTGCCGCTTGAACAACCGCTTTTTTACCTCCAACCAAACCTGTTGCAAGTGGAGAAAGTGCGCCAACAAATTCACCTGCAACTCTAGGAGCGCCAAGAGCTTGTGCAACATCCCCACCAATTTCTCCAGTAGTGCCAGCAGCAAACATCATCCCAGGACCACCAATACCTAAAGTTCCTGTTAAGGCTCTTGTCCCTGCGCCTAGAAATCTAGTGGCATATTCATCTCTTCGTGGAACAACACGTTGTTGCACACCTGGAGGAGTCAATGCTTGAAATTGCTCTTCACCAGTTTTATAAATATTTGCAATTTGTTGGTCAGTCAGTCCTTTTGCTTTATATGCTGCAATTTCTTGTGCGCTTGGTCCAACCGTAAAACCAGACCTAACAATATCTTTTAGACCTTCTGCAGCTTGTTGATATTGGTACTGTAAAAAATCAGAGATTCCACCAATACCTACACGAGCAGGACTTCGCTGTCCTTGACTTAGCCTGCGATATTCCTCTATGTCAGCAGCGGTTGGCTCAGTGTCAAACTGTACTTGTTGACCATCAATAGTTTTTACAACAGCCATGTTTATTCCTTTACAGTGGTCTTGCTTTATTTCCAGAAGGTAGCGTAATTATAGCAGGCGCTGTAGTGCCTTCCTGTGCTGGTATTGACCTTAGTCCTCTTGTTCTTTGAGGAGCTACAAATCGAATAGCTTCTTCTGGAAGTTGCTGCCTTCTTGCTGCCTCTGAAAAATCTCTTTCTTTTGCTATTCTTTGTTGATCTAAAGGATTTCTTAAATTTCGTACAATTCTTAGTGCCTCTTCTCTTTGAGCATCGGAATAAGTTCCTTCAAAAAATTGTGACAAAATTCCACCAAGTCTTTGACCAAGAGGTCCAAAATTACCAAAAGCAGCCACATCTCTATTGCTAATGTCTCTATCACCTGCAAATTTAGAAAACTGACGCTTTGCAACAGCGTCTGCTAGCCCAGATTGTTCGTTCAGTAGTGCTTCTGTTCTGTCTAATGAACTTAAAGCATCATCAATTGGTTTTACTTCTTTTAGAAAATCTGTTCTTAATCCGACTTCTGCACCAAATTGTTTTTCAGGTTTTGGAGCGCCAGCTTCTGCTCTCCTAACTCCTTTGCGCTCTAATTCTGCATTGACTGCAGCATATTGTTCCGGCGTATAATCAGCAAGGTTTGCCTTAACTCCAAAGCCTAACTGACCAGCAACAGAGGCAAAATCAGCAGGCGTCTTAACTGCTGGCTCAGGTTTTTCTTGTAAAGCCTTCATTCCTTGTGCAGTTGCTTGGAATGTCCTAGCCCTAGTCAATTCAGATTGTTGTGCTAACTGTGCTGCCTCTTGACGCATTGCCAAAGCAATACCACTAAATTGCGGTATCTGGTTTAGATTATTAGCTAACGTAATTAAACCATTTGGAGTTCCCAAATCTGCCTGTTGTTGCGTTTGCTGAATGATTGCACTCAGAGCCTGTTTTGGTGTTTGCTGACCAAAAGCATTAGCAATGTTCTGCTGAAGAGATCTACCAGTACCCATAATCAGACCAGTATATGCCTGTAACGGATCTACTGGCCTAGAAGCCTCTGCAACAGAATCTGTTGATAGGCCAAACAAAGATTGCATTACATTTGCCATATTTTCACCCTAACTTAGAAATACTGTCCTAAATCTTCGTTACCAAAAATGTAACCAGAGCCAAAACCACCAGTTGCTGCAGGATTATTAAATATTGAAGGGGCACTACCAAATAAACCTAATATATTACTGAGGTTAAGGTTGCCGCCCCCAACATTACCTTGTTCTGTCGGTAGACCAAACAAACCCCTAGTTGCGCCACCCAATCCCGCCAATGCCTGTCCTGTTGCCGCCAAACCAATTCTTTCATAAGGACTACGCATACCAAGACCTTGCAGAGCAGCTTCGGCTCCAATTGCAGCATTTCGACTTGCTAGTGCTCTTTCTTGCTGTCCTAATGTAGCAGCAGTATTGAGTGATTCAAGTGCCTGTAAATCAATTCCTTGAGCGCCTCTAACAAGACTTTGACCAAGAGCAGCCTGCCTTGTTGCCTCTTGAGTACCAAACTGTTGTGCTTCTAGTGCTTGACGAGCACGAGCAGTCTCTTGTGCAGACAGGAGCGACTCAAACAGTGGATTTACTCCTCTAACAGCACCGCCAACAGTGGGCAGATTCTGACCAAAGCCACCTAGACCACGGCGTTGTAAATCAGCCAATAAAGCCTCTTGCTCACGAGCACGACCAGGGGCAGCTAATGCCTCTGCCTGTGCGTACAGTGTCTGTGCTGCTTGGGCAGGATTGATAGCACCGAATGTCTGACCAGCAAGTCCAAGTTGTTGCTGACGAAGTGCCTCATAAGCGGGAGCAGCCGTTGCAGTAGCGGCTCCAGGGGCTACAGTGCCTGTTCCAGCGCCTGTGGTAACAGTATATGGCGTAAACGGAACAGCGGCTTCACGGCCAATCTGAGCAGCCTCAGCACCTAGTTGACGACCAAGGCCAGTGGCTTCTTGTTGTAATGCTGAAAGGGCTGCCAAGTCGATGCCAGCGCCAAGCATACCGCCAAGGTTTAGACCACCTAAATTAAAACCACCACCAGCGCCACCACCAGCACCACCACCACCTAAGAGGCCAGCACCAGTTCTTGCTAGGTTTGCAATCTGAGTTGCTGTAAGGCCAGCACCAGCGCCTGCAGCAAGGCTTTCCAACGCACCTGTACCTAATAAGCCAGCAGCAGCGCCTCCAGCACCGCCAACACCAGCAAGAGTAGCCCCTGCTAAGTTAGCAGCAGTTCCTGGAGATAGACCAGCAGCAATCAAAGACTGCGTTAATGCGTCTGTGGTTGGCAATGCATCTCCAAAGCCAAGAGTATTGATGTTGCCGAACTGTCCTAAGTTTGATCCACCGCCTAAGGCACTTTCTACTGCTTGGTCAAAGGCACTTGGCACGGTTGCTCCGCCGCCATCAAGCATACCTAAATTAGCAGCTTCTCCCTGAGTCAGCATATTAGAAACCGGAGTTACTGCTTCTTCTCCTGCCTCTTGAATACCCAAATCTGCTAATGAAACACCACCAGCACCTTGACTGTTTAGTGCAGATGTAATAGCACTTGTTGTTCCACCCTGTAGTGCCAAAGACGCTGCATTTTGAGCAATTGCAGGATCAATACCAGCAGCAACTAGATTAGAAGCAATCTGATCTGCTCCAAGACCGGAGGCAGCTTGACTAACAGCATCAGCAGCAGCCATTGATGCTTGGCTGGCTTGACCACCAATAACACCAAAAGCATCTTTGTAATCACCAAGGCCAACAGAATCAAAAACATTTCCTAGTTCGCCGGACAAGTTTAATGCTGAACCAGCGCCACTAAGAGCGCCAGCAATTAAGCCTTTCTCTACATCACCAGTAATTAGGCCAGTAGAGACACCGCGAACAACTGCGCTGCCGAGAGCCTGTGCAGACAAGCCAGATAAAGTACCACCACTAAGAGCAGATCCTATACTTCCAGCAAATGCTTGACCGCCAGGAGTAAATGTAAGAGCAATACTACCAGCAATCATTAGTGCTTTGCCTAAATCAGAACCAAAAAAGCCACCATCATCTTGAGGAGTAGCAGTTCTGTTTACACCAGTGCCTACAAAGTTGCCATCAGCGTCTTTACGGAAGAAAGTGTAAATATTGTTGCCTTCGCTACCAGTTTTATATCTAAAGAGACCAGGAGCGCCTTTAACTTCCTTAACTTTGATGCCTTCTTGTTGTAACTGTTCAGGAGTAAAAGTATTTCCAACAAACTTTTCTGCTCTTTGAATTGTTGTTGTTGCTGTTTGTCCTGCCTTACCAAGATCATATCGGACTAACTTATCTAATCCAAGACCAACCTTGGTTTTACCAGCCATTGATAAATCAGCAATACCTAGTGTGTCATATTTAGAAGCTGCAGTTTGCAGTCTCTGATTTACACCCTCGGCAGTTGTACCAGAATATGTAGAAGCATTAGAGAAGAATCGTGGCTGTCCACCAGTCAAAAGCGTTTGACGGCCTGAAGCACTAAAGAGATTTTCAGCGTTCTTATACTCAGCAGTGTTTGCTTTTCTCTCTGCTGATAATGCCTTACCTTTTACGCCTTCTGCTTTTAGCGCATTGATTTCAGCTTTCTGTGCAGCGTCTATCCTTGCAAGTTCAGATCGCTCTGCTTTTACTGCTTCTTTTTCTGCCTTTTTTTCTGCTCTAGCTTCTTGTTTAGCAACTTTAGCGGCTTCTTTTTCTGCTTTCGTAGCCATTAGTATGTACCTCCGCTGATCGTTCCAGTGTAATCACCGCTATTAGTAAGGCTAGTTACTGTAACAGCGCCTGCTGATACTGTGCCTGCTGTAACAGTTCCAGTGAATGTTGGGCTTGCTGTATCTGCCTTAGTTGCAACAGCAGTAGCAATGTTAGTAAACTCTGTATCAATCTCAGAGCCACGAACAACCTTTGCCGGATCGCCTGTGGTCAGCGAGTCCTTCGCTGTGAAGTTAGTAGTCTTAACGTAATTGCTCATTAGATTGTCCTTCCAGTTACAGCATAGATGTCAAGTTTTTGAACAGACACTGGGTAGCCATCTACTTCAGCGTCAATACCAATTTGCACAACATTACCGTTGCCAGATAATTGCCTCTTCAGGCTTTCAATTGTAATAGAAGAAGAATATTCAGCAATGGCGTATTCAGCAATACCATATTCAGATACGTCTGCAGCAGGTGTAACTACACGAGCAGTTTTATAGTTGGTTGCGTAGTCAAAAGCCCAACGAATATCAAATGTAGTAGAACTAGCGCCAACAATAACTATTCCTATCTTCTTTAGCATCTTAATTACAGATGGGGCCCCAAAGTCAAGATAAGGAGTATAATAAGAAAAAGTATATGCTGCTGCGTTATCGTTATATCCATTGTATAAAGCAATCCCATTGGTTTTGCCTAACAGAAGCCTACGGTTTTCTGTGGCACACAAAGATAATGGAGAAACACTATCCCATATAGTTGCTCTAGCAGATCCATCCTGTAGGAACTGACGCAAGTCAAAGCAGAATGTAAAACCACTGGTTGGCATCGTCAATAAATAGAAAGCATCTGGCTCAAAGTAGACACTTCGTACAGTCTTCATGTCTTCTGCTGATATGTAGGATAACAACTGGTCACGAACATTACGACTAATGTCTCTCACAGGAGCAGACTTTTCTTGAATTGTACGACCAATGCTACGAACACCAGAATCAGACAAGAACAGAATATCAGTTCCAATGTTTTGAACAGAGTCTCTTGCTACACAACCAACACCAGTAATAACGTCTAGTAACTGTATGTTGTCAATATCGTTGGCGTTAGAATAAATAACGATGTTATTTTGACAGAAGATAATAAGTCCATTATTATGTTCTGCAAGAGCAACAATGCTGTCGCCACCAGGAATAACTTGTTCTAGGTTTATAAAACCAGATCCTACACCACTAAAGTTACTGTTGTCAAGTAAAACTGAATAATAAACAGTAAGATCATCAGATCCAATTGTGGCTACCCATAAACGACCATAAGCAGCTAATGCACAGTTAGGAGTAAAGGTAGTAGTAGTGTAGCCAGTAGGCACAGTTCCAATGTCACCTAATCGTTGAAAGCCATAGGAGCCTGTGTGTGCATGAGCAGTAGAACCTAATTTATGGTAAGTCAGTACTGGATGCCCAGCCTGTACCAGATAAGCATGAGAAGAGCGGCTTAATCCAGTATCGTATTCACCCTGTACGATCTGCCAGTTATTGTCTGTGATTGTGTAAGTCAGATTAGCAGAGTTAGTACTGTTACGTACAGGCATCTCTGTCATGGTGGTTTCACCAGTAAACAGTTTATTGTTGCCTGTGCTGATAATAGTATAGGTAGTGTTGTCTGCTCTAAACTCAAACATAGCCTCTGGTGACGATGATGTGCCACCAGACGATGTACGGTATGACCATCCTTTACGAGCGGCAATACGACCAGATTTGTCAATAACAGCGTTGTTAGCTGTCAGCGCAAATGACTGGTCCATATTGACACCAGAGTCTTGACTGTTTAGTCCAAAGAATCCTGGTGACGTAAGGGATGATGCTTGTAGTGGTTTGTTAGGCATTATACTGAATAGAAAGAGAACTCATCAGGTCTACGGTTTGCCTCAACAGCAATCCTGTCTGCTAGTGCTTGTTTAGCAACAGCATACTGGCTGCTAACATTGACACCACCGTCCTCACCACGCTCTTCAATAGCCTTAGCCCAAGCAAGTGCAACAATAGGAATTTTAGGTAACTTAGTTGAGCTTGAGTTAGTACTTAGTTCTGCTTCTGGAGTATAGGCATCAACTTTAATGGTATAGGTTGTGTTTGGCACAGGAAAGATCTGAATCTTTAGATCACCGCTACCATCAATACCATCTGTACTCCAATAAGCAGGTATTCCGTATGTTGTTTGAGCAGCTAATTCGATATTAGAAATAAAAAAATCGTGCGGTCTTTCTTCTAAATAAATACGATTAGTGGTGTTGTAGACACGGTGAATCCTAGAGGCATCGCCAGCACCAGTAATAGAATAAGATGTTGTACCGTTAGAAGTAGAGATAGTGTATGTTGTTGCCAGTGCTTCCCAATCCCATGCGTCTTCAACCTCACGCTTAGAATCATTAACTAGCTTGCCAATCAAAGCACTGTAGTCATTCTCAGTTACAGACGCTACAGCAGGCTCTCTTAGCCTAGTTAAGACATCGTTCACTAATTGTAAATATGTAGTAGCCATTGTTTATATTCCGGTAGAGTAAAAAGCACTACTCAACGACAATCCCATTTCTTCAGTGCTAGGGCTTTCCTTGTTGGCCTGCCTTTTTCATCTTTAAGTGGTCCATCAACCCCTGACATACGAGCACAGAAGGACTTACGGCGTGCTGCTGCTTTGGGTGACTTTGCTGCTGTCTTGGCCGATACTGGTGGTTTGAGATTAGCGCCTTCAGTACGCTTAAAATAGGCTCTACCTTTGGCATTAAGACCACCTTCAGGGTTCTGATAGACTTTCTTAACCATTATTTCTTCGCAGTCTTCTTAGCCTCTTTAAAGGCTTTAGCAGTAGGAGCGCCTTTGGTTCCAGGCTTACGCATTTTCTCGCCGGAGCCTTCAGCGATACGCTTGCGTTTAGCTTGAATGTTGTAATAAAGACCTTTTTTAGCGACCACGGCCAGCTTTCTTCATCATCATCGGCTTAGATCTGCCAGCTTTACTAAGAGAGATAGCTACTGCCTGTTTCTGCGGATAGCCTTCTTTCTTTAGTTTCTTAATATTGGTGCTAACAGTTTTGTCTGAATAACCTTTTTTTAGAGGCATAAAAGCTCCTTAATTTTGATGATAACTTACGGCAGTGTTTTGTACTAGATTAACGGTAGCAATATAAGTTACAGTATTAGTAGAACTGTTCTTAACACGAATCTGGTCATCCTCTTCCATCACAACTAAAGCATTACTTAACAACACATAGTCACCAGCGCCTAAGTTCTTAGCGCCTAAGACTTGATACTCTACGTTGGCAGAGGCATCATACCAATAGACAGCAGGAGTGTCGTTACCAGTCAATGAGATGACATACAACAACTCCCACTCAGCACGGTTGCGTGTCGGGACTGTATACAGAGTTACTTTATCTGTAACTGTCCTGGTGATAGCAGCAGTGACTTTACGAGACATCCTTATCCTTTACCTTACCAAGCCAACCTTGTACAGTCTGTGTTTCGTAGATCCGAAATCCAGTCCAAATAATTGTAAATAATGCAGCTATTGCTGGCAACAATTGTGCCAACGTACCAACAACCGTTACAACAGAAACTGCGTCTACGGCGTGTTTTGTGGTTTCAGAAATATGCGCCGCCATCGGTTACTCCGGTTTTGTAGGCCAAGTAACATTGTGTGGAAAGCCAGCCTGTGCTGGGACATCACGCAAGTTCTGTCGATAGACTTCCCAGACACCAGGAACATTCTGATTTAGTTCTAGGTTTTTAATTACAATCCAGTCAGTCTCTGCAATCAGTTTATCACGAGTAGTACGCACATTCTTTGCTGCTTCAGCATCCTTGGCTGCTTTGGCATCGTCGTCCATTTCAGAGATAGACCACTTCCACACCCACTTACCATCTACTTGCTCAACACCGTCTTTGAAGGCGGTTTGGTAGACTGTGGTGCTAGGCGCTGGTGTCTCAAACACTACTTCCAAACCAAGTTCTGCTACAAGTTCGTTTGACCAAGTTTTAGGAAACGAGGTATTAGGATACATCTGACGGATTTCGCCTTGAGTTTTGACTTCTCCGCTTGATTTAATGCGATACATGGTTGCTCCTTTAAGCGATTGCTAAGTAAGACCAGCCAGACTTGTTATGGAGACAACGCCATTGGATCGTCACGGCTGGAATGTTTAATTCCTTTGCTGCTTCGGTTGTAGAGCCAAAGACACCAAAGGGACTGACTACGGTTTTCGCTCGGTAGTTATTGCTACCACCAACAGCGACAGACATCTTTGCTTTTACTTCTAGTTTGTGCATTGGATTCTTGTCACCAACAAACCAAGGCTTTGCTTTTCCTTTTAATGCATTAGATTTTTTGCGCTTTGTTTCTTCGCTATCAAGTTTGCCCAGGTTTCCATCACGAACATTGATCTTGCCTAGGCCGATGAACACGTTACCAACCTCATAGCAGCCTTGATCGCCTATGCGACACATACAGTATTTGTCTGCGCCACGACCACGTTGATCCCATTTGCCAGAAGTAATCCAGATCTGCTTCCACTCATCAAACGTCAAGCGAAACTCTATGCCTCGCGTTTTAGCGTTTGACTTGTGCTGCGTGTAGGCTTTGCGGAATAGATCTCTCATGCTCAGGCTATGCTCAAGTAGATGTAGGTTGCACCGTTGGCATTGATTGCCGCTGGCGCTGTGCTACTAATCTCAAACCCAGACGAGTAGGTGTCAATATAGTCAGTATTGGTAACTTCTGCTGCTGTGCTGTTAAGTAATAAGTAAGGATCGTTACCACTTACTATGCCACGAGCAGTATCCCAAACATACCAATCACCTGTGGAGTCTGTGCGCTTGATTAGTACAAAGCGTGCGCCACCAGTAAATCCGCAGTTGACTTGAAGCGTTGTACCGGTGCCTGTGTAGGAACCTACTTTGCTTACACCAGTTACAGACCCAAAAAGGTAAGAAACGTATGTTTCACCAGAAGCATTTACTTCAGAATCAATACCAACAGTAAAGACAGAAGACGTTGGGGACGTATTGTTCCATCGGTCTGGGTCCGTTGTTGCTGCCAATGTTGAATTAAGTCTAAGAAATTTTGTGTTTCCAGTTGTTGCTGAATAGACAGCCCAATTCTCCGCAACAGTGCTTCTGCGCTTAACAATAATCAACTCAGGAGCAACACCTAAGTTATGGCTGACTGTTCTGTTAGAGCCTGTGCCTGTATAGCAGACCACATCAAAGAAGCCTGGGGCACGGCGGAAACACAGCCCGTGATAGTTAGAATCGGCAGAAAAATTATAAGCGCCATTCATTTTATCCCACACACGACTGGAATAAGACGTTTGTGCTGCTGTGCTTGAAGTTGTTAGTACGTTTGTTCCAAGCAATCTAGCACCAAATTCAGGATAAATTGTGTCTCCTGGTCGGTACAGCGCTAATACTGAATCTGTAACTATCCCTGATGGATATGTTGTACCTGAACTAGATCCCGCAATTGGAACAAACACATCAGTACCAACCTCAGGAGTCTTCATCGGCCCACGGCGAATGGCGATGTAGATGTAGGTTTTTCCGCTTGTATTTACATCAGCATCAACATCTACAACTTTAAATCCGGTTGCGGTTGGTTGAATGTACATAACCCCAACTTCTGCATCGGTTACATTTGGCTGAAGGATTTGTTGTCCGGCAGAAGATGTAACTGGGAAACCACGCATATTGTCGGTAACTGTCCAGCGAGTACCTGCATCTGTTGCTTGCTTAATCAGCACCCATTGAGGTTCATATCCAAGTGTAATTGTCGGCCCAGTTGCAGAACCGTTGCCAGTATAGGAGCCACACTTAATCACACTCTGATCGCCAGCATCACCAAAGCCACCAGCGTCGTGGGCGAAAAGGTAGGCGACGTAGTTTTCACCATTATTTCCTGAAAATCCAAACTGAGTTGAATTAACAGTACCCCATAATCCTGTAATTGATGCAGACGCGGCAGTAGTGTTTAATACTAAATAATTATCTGCTGGTGTAGATAAAGAACGATGGTATACATACCACGCTTGAGTAGCAGAAGTATTTTTAACAATTATGCAACCTGGTGTGCTTCCTAAATTATGATTTACCTGAGAGTTAGAACCAGTTCCGGTAAACGTCACCACATCAAAGAACTTCTCTGCTTCGCGAAATGTCCAAGAAACAAAACTACCATTGTTGCTGTTTACATCTGAAAATGAACCTAGAGAGAATCCAGTGCTGTTAAAAGAAGTTATTGCATTTGCGTTTGTTTGTTCTGCGTTAGTTGTATTGCTTATCAGATATTTAGTTGCACCGCTAACGGTATTTTCTAAATGATTGTCTGTGGCAGATCCTCTCCTACGAATCCAAACCATTCCACCTTCACCGGAAATGTCTATATTATTAGTAATTGTCTGTGTAGAACCGTTTCCAGTATAAAGATACGTTGAGAAAACGTCCTCAACATACTCTGCCACTGCCGCTGGAGCGCAGCCTAGTGCTTTTTTAGCAAGCATAATTACTCCTTAGGCGTTACCAACACGAGCGCCATAGACCTGTGTAGAGACTTTCCACAGCACGATAACGGTATAACCGCTTGTATTGAGTGTTGGAGCGACGCCGCCATCAGTCTTCCACACCACGCCAGAGCCACCAAAGGTTGAGTCAGTCCAAGTCAGCGTGTAAGCAGTGCCATCATCGACCATCAGAGTCACAGACTCACCAGCAGCCATGTTCGTTGCCTTAGGTGTGCGGCTTGCACCAAGAGTGATCAACTGGATCGAGCCGTTGCCAGGATCAATTTCAAAGGCTGCTCCGTCAGAGATGGTGTATACGTCTTCTGTGATAGCACCAGTGATGACAGGATCAGTTAGCGCAGCAGCAGAGGCAGACAGTTTAGTAACTACTGTAGAGCCAGTGCCGTTAGGCGTAATGTTAATATTGCCGTTGGTATCAGTAGATGACAGCGTGCTTGAGTCAAGACGCAGATTGTCTACGTTAAGGATAGTAGGATTAGTACCAATCTCAACTACGTTGCCACCACTATCTTTAGTATAGAGGCGTTTATCAGCAGTGTTGACTGCTAATTCAGCACCGCCAGCAGCGTTGGTTAAATCACCTGCACCAGGAGCGCCAGTGGTATCTTTTTTCTTGGTCAGAATTGTTGCCATTTATATCTCCGATTAAGAGTAAGTTCCACCACTGATGGTAGAGGAAGATGTTAAAAATACTGTTGATAGTTCAGAATAAGTAATCTTTTTGCTTTTGTCTGCCGCTGCAGGCTCACTAATGTCAACCACATAGAACAGATCTCCTGATGCAAGACTAGAACCAGTCAGTGCAGTTAAGTCGGATACTTTTTTGTCAGCCATTTTAGCCCTCTAAAAGAAATAGTTCGCCGTTTTCTAGAAGCACGTTATCGCCGTCCTCTAGAGACAAGTTATCATAAATATAGTCGGATAATTTATAAACAGGAATAAAGCCATCAGAGGAAATAACCCATCGCTTTGTAGCTGATGCGTCTTCGTAAACACGAATATAATCTTTTCCTGCCTGAAGTCCTGTAGTACTAAAAATCTGGCTCACCATAAGTGTGCCATCATTATTATAAGAATTGATTGTATCAGTATCTGGGGAAGATTTTACAGGGATATAATCAACCCAACGAGTTAATCCTGTAGTGTCAGTAATGGCATAAACAACCATTGCTGTTTTTCCATTAGATGTTGCAAATACTGATGGAAAGGTTTGAGGAACCATAGTAACTCCTGTATTTTCTTTAACATCCTCAACGAAGACGCTAAAGAAAAGCCCCTTGTGGGGGCAAAACCGTTAGGTTTATTCGAAAATTGTACGACCTACGACAACTTTAAACACAGCAGAACCAAGGTTAATTGCTCCACCAGTATTGTTCCATATTTGTACAGTTACTTCGTTTGCGGCGGTAACAGCGGCAGTCAATCCCAAGTCTTCTACATCGATAGATGCAGAAACAGCAATAACCACATCACCAAGAGCAACACCAGGAACAGCAATCGTATCTACAGCCTCATCGCCATCGGCGACTTCAGCAAAGTTAATAGTTCCTTTAGCAGCCCAGACTTTAGAAAAAACACCACCAAACTGTTCACGACCTTCTTTTACAACAACGCTAGTTGCAGGCATAATTATCTCCTATTTAGTTAAGAAGACCCCGCCGTAGCGGGGCCGTTAAAATTAACCAGGGATAACCAGAGCAACAGCAGAGGTGTCACGCAGTTCGCCAACGCCATACAGCGTGTCAGCGGTCAGCAGCGTAGCAAGGTACTCTTGCTTGTACTGAGTCTGAACACGGATGCCAAGCTGCTCAACCAGCACGCCAAACTCAGGATGTGCCATCAAGCAGACGCGGGGGTTAACGTCACCAGTTCCAGAGGTCGTGGCGGTATCAGCATTGGTCGAAACATAAACCTTAATGCCATAGATGTCACCGATCTGACCATTGCGGATCGTGTTGCCATTGCCGGACTCACCAGTGAAAGCCTGCTCAGTAAAGCGAGCCAGACCCATCAGCGTGTTACGAGCAACAGGAGGAACGATGAAGAAACGGCCATCCATCGGAACATCCTGGTCATCCAGACGCTGGATTGCACGGCGAATGCCTTCGTCCGTCAGGGCAGTCTCGTTACCAGTGTTGGTGTTAGCGGTAGCATCAAATGCCGTAGAGCCATCACCACCGATGTAGCCGTTGCCATAAGCAAACGTAGCATCGGTTCCGTTCCAAGTGCCGCCTTGCGAGAGGCGACCAAGACGAATGATGTCGGTGTCGGTCTGGGTAGCCAGAGCGTAACCAGCGTCATCCGTGTAGAAACGGCGCAGTGAAGACATAGCCTGAACTTCGGCCAGATCTTCGATCAGTCGGCTGTACTCAAAGTGCTTGTCGATGTTGACCGACAGAGCCGTACCACCAGCAGCGATCAGAGTAACTGCATCGGTAGCGGTCTTAGCAGAAGCAGAACCACGAGTAGGAGCAGGAAAGTAGACTTTATCGCCTTTCTTGCCTTTGAAGTTCATCTTCTTAATGAGGTTTGCTGCAACAAGGTTCTTCTTGTAGGCAGCGACAATCTCGTCAGACCATACTTCAGGTACGAAACCTGCGGTATCAACAGCGGCCTTGGTGACCGAATTATTTGGAGCGAATGCTGTATTAGCCATTTTAAAATTCCTTTCGTAATATTGTTAGTTTACCTAACCCCTACGACCATATCCTATCGGACGCGGCCCTCTCGGTAAGCCGACATGATTTCTTCTTGCATCATATCGTACTTGTCAGGGTTAGTTTGCATGAGTTTAATAATGTCTGCACGCCTAAAAATCTTCTTAGTCGGTGCTTCATCACTTCCTGACGATACGGTGGTAGTCGCTGCTCGAACTGCCTGGCTTCGTGCTTGTTTTTCTGCAGCTACGGTTTGCTCTACAGCGCCTTTGCGGTCTTTATACAACGACAACAATTCGTTTGCAGAGTCAAAGTCGAAGTGCTGATTGGCTCTTACAAACAACTCAGATCTAACTTTTGATGCAGCAACCCAGTTTTGGAACGAGGGATCTGCCACTACTTGTTGAAAGTCAGGGTGAGAAGCCTGTAAAGCATTCAAAGCCTTTGATCTTTGCATCTCAAGAGTCAACTGTTCTGCTTGTCGAATCTTGGGATGGTTCTCAATAGCGTTTTCTACCGCCTTCCTCGGATCAGCGAAGAAGTCAACCTCCTCAGAGGTTTCAGTTTGCAGTTGCTGTTTTGCTGCGGCTTGGGCGCGTATGTAATCGTCTACAATCCTGCGTAATTCACCGACCTCACTGCCTTGGCGACCAATTAACCTCTCGGCCTCCATGTGCATTTGAGCAATCTCTTTGGCGCTTTTCCCCTTATATTTGTCAGGTAACGCCTCAGAATCATCTTGGACATCTTCTACAACGGTAGCTTCTTGTGCTACTTCGTTGGTGTCTTCGGTTTCTACAACAGGTACTTGTGACTCTTCCGAGCCTTCCTCAATAATAACAGCCATCATGTCTCTCCGTGCTTAACAGCATTAAGAAAAGAACCTTTAAATTGTGCGGGGGTTCCTTATCCGCTTACTTCCATTGGTCAGAACGACCAGTTTTGCGCTCCCAGTTAATCTTTTCTTGGCGTTTGCGTTCCCAGGCCATTGCAGCACCAGGGAAATCACCAGTAATGCCTTCTAGATTAACTCTAGGCGCGGCGATGAGTCTGGTAGCATCATTTCCACAGTGGGGACACTGTATGACTTTCTCAGAATCATCAATATATTTTTCAGTTATGTGGCCTTTGGCACACTGAAAATCAAAATATCTTTTCATTTAGCTCCTCGTAGGCTTTTTCAGACAGATCCTTTAATCCAATTAAGTAGTCTAGGATGTCTACTTGTCCTTTTCGGAACTCTACTGTGTCTTTGTCGCAGTTTCGGATATTTTCGTAGTTAGTACGCATATCCAGAAGGTCTTCAATGAGTTGTGTCCAGGCTCTGCTAGACATCATTGATAGTCTGTCTTCGTAATATTGTTGTAATTCTGGCGACATTGCGTATATTATACCACTATTTTAGTAATTTGTCAATAGTTTTCTTGACTTTTTCGTTAATTTCTTTAATTTTGGCGAGAAGCCACGACTTGAAGGTTTGCAATTTCTTTACGAGTATCAATGTCTTTCTCCTTTAGGGCTAAGTTTGCTACTTTTACTCGTCTTTCAAAGTCATCAGTAGCGTTGGGACCAGTTCCAAGGTACTTAGAGGCCGATGCAGCAATGCTTGCTTGTAGTTCAGCAGGCATCAATTGAGTTTCAGCAATTTCTTTTTGTGCTTTGGCCTGTTTTAACGTCACATCTGCTTGTAAATCAGCAAGTTGTAGCTGTGCTTGTTGTAGTTGTAGCTGAGTTGCGGCATCTTCCATCGGATTTGCCTGTGTCATTTCTGCCATCTGCTGAAGCAGTTCTTCCCTATTGGATAGACCACTATTCTCAATGATCGCTGACATGACCATCGGCACAATGGGACTATCTGGTCCAAGCGTCTTCAGCAGGTTCATAAACTGCATCTGCTCGTATTCGCGTGCAACAATACCAAGATTGCTGGTCGGCACAAACACAAAGTCCTGTGCAGGATAGCGATCAGGGTCAAACTGCATAAAGCGATAAGCAGCCTTTGTTACAAAAGGAATAAGGAACTGCTCTTGGAAGTTCACCAGAGTACGCTTATTCTTTTTGATGATTGCCGATAGAGCAGGATTTAGGCCACCGCCATCAGCCGTAGGCGTGGTGCTGTCAATGGTAGATGTTGCCATCAGCATCATCTTCATAAACTCGCCAGCGGTTTGTAAATTACCTGGGTCAGTAACACCAAACTTAAACGGCTGTAGCACTTCATTTGGGTTGCCGTTGGTCAGAATGGTTTTGCCAGGACGAATCTCAAACTTAGCACCGCGAGGCAAGCGAGTAGCATCGATGCCCATCATTGGTACAGTGGTCAGTGCAAGGCTGTCCAAGTGAGCACGAATCTGTGCATCAACGGCCTTTTGCATATTGTAGCCTTTTTCAGCAATGCCACGGCCCCAGAAACGATTGGGCATGGAGTCATACTGGAAAGCTACGATAGGACGATCCTGCATCATGTAAGGCGACAACTCAGCCTTTAGCACATACTGGTCATTAGCGATAACAACAATGCCTTCTACCAGTTCTGTGTAGTCTGCAGCTTCAGTGCCGTACTCTTCTGTCTTTTCATTAAACAGAGATGTAATTTCTTCAGAGTCAGAAGCCTCAATAAGAAACTTAGGTATCAAACCGTAGTACCGCAATACCTTAACTTTATCTTGTTGATAGTCAATCTCTTCTTGCACAGGCTCAAGATCTGTGTCAACAGCGGTGGGGCCAAGGTTCATTACCTTCTCATAGACACCACTTTCCATGCCAGCAACAACACTGTGAATAGATACATACTCTTCTACTGCACATCCGAGTGCGTCCTCAATGTTGGTGGATACTGGGTCAATTAAGAAGTTCTTAGGATTGATTGGCTTTAGGCCAACATTGAACTTAACTCTTTCTTCTACGCCAACAGCAGTGATGCCCATCTCTGCAATGGGGCGTGATGCCGGAGTCTTCTCAGTCTTTTCTGATACAACAATCTCGCCAACACCAGTTCCGTAAACAGCGCCAAGCAGAATAATATCGCTGATGTCTTTACGAACACGGTTTCTCTTAAAGTCTTCAGTCATCTGACGCTTGATTTGCTCAACGTCAACACGATCTGTGTCTAGACGATCATCGTCAATGTCAAAGAACTTCTCGCCACGGCCAAAGACTGCCTCTTCAATCTCAGCAACAGAAGTCTCAATGGCTTGTTGTAGTGCTGGCGTTACAATGCGTGAACGCTCACTCTCACGGTGAACATCCTCACCAGCCCAGATACCGCGCCAAAGACGCTCATAGGACTCCCAATAGTCTAGGTAGTTCTCATCGCGGTGGTTACGCCAGTTCTCGCAGCGGGACAGAACCCACTCAGCAATCTTCATGTTGCGGCTATTGGTTTCCATTATTATTCCTCGGTTGTATCGCCAATGGAGTCTTCGTCAAGGCTTTCGTACTCAGGCATACCTTCTGCCATATCTTCTTCAAGGTCCTCTTCTTCAGAGTCTTCTTCTACATCAGCAACAGGCAAGAAGATGTCTGCATCTTTAAGGCCAGCCTCTTTAGCAGAAGTGATGATTGTCATCAAGCACTCAGCACTAAACTTCTTTTCCATCTCTTCTTTGATGGTTTCAAACACATCAGGATTAGAAACTAACTTGTCCCAGTTAAGGGGCACATAGTCTTCTTTGGAATACATTTCAATAAACATACCTACTCCTTAGTAGCCAGCAACGGCATCCATTGGTCTAAAATCTTCTTCATCGTAGTATTGCACATACTCTGCTATGGCAATCTGGTCAATGTACGACAAGGCATCAATAAGGTCATCATGGACTTGTGGGTTAGGAAAGTTAAGTAGTTCATCTACCACTTCGCTGTTCCAATCGCCTTTGTTAAACACGATCTTTCCGTGTTCAAGCCTGCCCTGCAGTGACCAAGTAATTCTGTCTGTTTTCTTCTTATTTCCGTGTGTTAGGTCTTCAACCCTAAAGTAAGTGTTGTACTTACGCATTAAGTCGCTAAGGTAAGGCAACACAGCATTCTTTAGTGCGCCTCTTTCGATGCCAACACACACAGGCTCATAATCTCTTACAGCATCAAAGATTCTTTGTGCTGACTCTTTAATGTCCCATCTACCGTATTCAATGCTTTTGACATACCAGCCATCTGATGTTACTTTTACAACTGCGATAGCTGATTGGTCTAATCTCTTCTTTTTTGCTGTTGTGGCAGCAGCTACATTTTCAAAGCCAGCCAAGTCTACTGCGATAAAGTAACGGCCATTGTCAGGTTCGATGTCATCAAACTTTAACCACTCTTCTTTGAAGATGCCACCAGAGGCTGCTTCGAAGGAGGCCATGAACTCGGTTCTGAACGCAAAAGAAGACATACTTTTCTTTGCGGTTTCAATTTCTGCTGGATCGAGGAGCGGGTTGTCAAAACTGGTAAAGTGCCAGGATTTGTAATCTTTGTCTTCTCCACGGTTTCCGTATTCGTACAGTTCATAGAAATGGTTTCGTCCCATCGGAGTACCGATGAACAGTGCCTTGCCTTTTAAATCTGCCAGTGCTGGCCTCAAGATCTGCTCAAACACGGCAGGCTTCATGTCAGCGTACTCATCAAGCACAACAAACCTCAATGAGACACCACGCATTGTTTCTGGTCTATCAGCGCCTTTAAGACTAATCATCGCGCCATTGACCAGTTTGATCTGCATATTGTTTACATGGCTGGACTCAATAACGGGGTGTCCTAGTTCCAACAACGTGAGCCACATAATGTCTCTGGCTTGGCCTTGCGTAGGAGCAACATACCAGACATTACCTTTGTTTGCCTGTAGTGCCTCAACTATGAGCATCCATGCCGCTAATCTACTTTTACCAGTGCGGCGGCCAGCAGCAACTACTTTAAACCTGGTCTGGTCATTCCAGACATCTTGTTGCCAAGGTAGTAGCTTAATGTCCAGATTCAAAGTCTACGTCCTCAGCTTCAATTATGTTGTCTTCTGCGCTAACAGTAGCGCCGATACCGCTGATGTTAATGGTAATGCCAGATTTGCCTTCAGTCTTGCTGTTCTCAAAGTAAGACAGCGGTAACAGGCGATCGGCACACATCTTCAACATCGCGGCCTGATCCTTATCGGTGGGATCTAAGGCTTTCTTAATAATTGTCTCAATGATGTGATCGCCTTTGGTGGTCAGCAGCCTTGCATGGAACTCCCTTATGCGTGCTGCTTCACCAGGCGGTCTACCACGAAGTTCTCTCTTCTTCTTGGCCTCAATAGCTGACTTCTTTGGACGGCCAGCGCCATTCTTATTTTTTACTACTACGGAAGAGACTTCGGTTTTATCCTCTGTCTTTGTTTCCACTATTGTCCTTACTTCTTCTTCATTTGTTTTGCTTTAGCGATTGCTTTCGGTGCGGCTGCAGCACGTCCCGGCATTGCAGGCTTTGATGTTAAACGAGTAGGCATAGTCGGCTTTGATACAACAGAACGGACACCACCAGCCATGCCACCAGTGATAGGCTTTACTGGAGACCTGGGTTTGATGCCAGCACCAGAAACAACTTTACGAATAGCATTTTTCAGTGGTTTCATACTGTTTTCCTTATATAGTCAATATTGTTAAAAGCACCCTAAAGGGACACAAATAATAAATATTTAATACCCACAACAGTGTGCTTTTTGTATCTATATTGTGTACATCGCTAACAAGTTCGTGGGTAACTTAGAGGGAGGTTTTTATCTATAACCTCCCACGCTAATGTTCGCTAATGTTGCAATATAGAGGTGATTATAGCATATTTTTTCTATTTTGTCAAGTTCTTTTTTTAGTTCCTCTTTATTGCCGTTAGCGACCTAACGCAGTGCTCGTTTTCCATCATAGGATCTGTGCTACTCAGCACCGAAGCCATAGCCAATTTCTTTATAGTTAATGATAATCATTCTTATTTAGCTAAGTCATTGATAACATTATATCTTTATTGCAATTGAGAATAGTTCTCATTAGTGCTAATTCTGCTCTTTTTTGTATCGGTATTGCTTCAATTCTACTCTTTTTTGTAGCTGTGGTGATGCAACAATATTATATCACCATTGCCTACCCCACCCCCCCGGTCATGTTAGTCAGTGCACACTTCGCTAGCAGTGTTGCTATGCAGCACTAGTGATCAATTATTGACCAGTGGTTAAATATTGACCAGTGTTGTGCACCAATGATGTGCATGGGGCGGTGTTGCACCTTTACAGTGCATCCTAGTCCTGCATTGCACCACTATAGTGCACCACTGGAATACCTTAGCACTGTAGTCAAGTTAAGGGTTTTCCCTAAGTATCTTTTTGCAATTCTGTCCGTCATAGGGGATAGAATTATCACTGTCTTAACTTAAACCTATGGAGAAAATCATGCAGGCATTTTATAAACCGTCAAAGCTTTTTAACGTTGACGAAAACGCCAAGACTATCAAAGGTCAAAAATACGGTTTCCGCACCTTAGTGCTCTACCTTGCACCTTATAAACTATCAGGCGTTAACATCTGTCCTATGGCCGAAGCAGCGCATTGCATTGAAGCTTGCCTAAACGAAGCAGGAAATCCGGCTTATGCCGAAACGAAACGAAAAGGCCGATTAAATAAGACAGCCTATTTCCTGCAGGCAAAAAACGATTTTATTAATCAATTGATCCGGGAAATAGTACTAGAGCAAAGCAAAGCAAAGCGGGACGGATTCGAGCTATTGATCCGATTAAACGGCACGTCCGATATTCGATGGGAAAATCAAAGCTTTACTTTGTCGCCTAAGCTTGCCAAAGTTTTAGGGATGCAGGCGAGAGAGTATCGAAACATTATGCAAGTTTTCCCGAATGTACAGTTTTACGATTACACTAAAATTCCGAATCGAAAAGACTTGCCTAAAAATTACGATCTAACGTTTTCATATTCCGGCGTTTTAGGGTTTCAAAAATATGCGGAAAAGGCCATAGAATCCGGAATGCGGGTTGCTGTAGTATTTAGGGATAAAAAGACAATTCCTGAAACATTTTTAAATATGCAATGCGTTGACGGGGACGATTCCGACATCCGTCATTTAGATCCGCATGGGGTTGTTGTTGCGTTATATGCTAAAGGCCCAGCAAAAAAAGACTTTTCCGGTTTTGTCATTGATGCAGGCAAAAAGGTCATTCCCTTAAAACTTGCTGCGTAATCTAATTTTAATCACAATAGGGGCTTTACAATGATCACACCGTACACCGAAAAACAATCCACTATGATCGTCAATAATGTAATAAAGGCGATCAATGATCCGGCTAAACTATCAAAGCAGGCATACAAGTACTTGTATTTATGCAGCGGGTTTATAGCCCATTACAATCATCAGGGGTTTATATCGTATTACAATCGGGAGGGTAAACTTAAGCAAGATTTATTAGACAATGCTAGAATTAATCAATGGCTCAATTTCACGCCTATTGATCGGGATTATCAGTACTATCAAAGCAAGGCCAGAATCTACAATCGAATCATCAACGCTATCAAAGGGGCTTAAAAATGCAATACTCTACACTTAGGGAAAAGATCAGCGCCGAAAAGACTGAAAGACTCGCACGATATTCCAAGTTTTCGGAGATAGTGCAGCAGGCGCACGAAGCAGGCGAAAAAGCAGGCATTGAGTGCCGGCCTTTGCCTATGGGTATTTCCGATACTGCAGGCAATCTAATCGACATTGTGGACGATGGGGCCTGCGGATTCGCCTGGGTAACGATAACGCCTGCTAACTCAAGTTTTGCCATATGGGCCAAAAAGCAGGGACTAGCACGATCCGCTTATGGTGGCGGTGTAATGATATGGGTAAGGGGCTTTGGGCAATCGGTAGAGCGAAAAGCAGCCTATGCCGGCGCATACGCTAAAGTCTTGCGAGATAACGGCATTAAAGCCCATGCAGGCGATAGATTAGACTGACCTAGTATTATCCTATAGTGTCTCTTATCAGGGGCACTATAGGGCTAATATTGGCCTTTGAATGGGGAATTAAACCTATGGACTACTATATTGCTTTTCAAATTGCATTGCTTTTACTTGCACTGGCTGCTATTGTGTCGATTTTAAAACCCTGGGATATTGACTAAAATGCCGACACTTGAACATCGAGGTTATTTGCTGCATTGGCACGCTGGCAGTGGCGAAACCATTCGACAAGCCGCTGATGGCTCTGTCAGAATCTTCGCTACAATGAGGGCCGCTAAACTATCGATTACTAAACTAAGAAAGTCCAAAAATGAATCATTACGATGCAATGGCAATAACGGCAAGCGCAGTGGCGTTAGAATTAAAAAAGCTGACGCAATCTGAGATTGGTTATCTTTTCGGAGTGTTAGCAGAGAATGATCCTATTCTGACTCAGCAGATCGGAATCGTAATTAAACTTAACCTAGAGGAACTTTATGATGACAAATACCCTATTACTTAACGGCAGGCCTGTAGTCGATGCTGAAGTCGATGGAGTCGATAGCAGGGACTATCCCGACTTTTGTGACGCCTATTTCTGCAGCGCCTTTTATGAGGACAATGGCGAAGCACTGTCAGACCAAGACCTTGAATTATTACAAGAGCTTTTCCCTGAAGTATTATGGGACAAGTGTTTCGATAAACTACATTGAAGGAACTAATTATGTCTTGGCTACTAAGTAACCCCGAAAAACCTTACATTGACTCAGCTAAAACCGATGTCATGCGAACATGGCGCAAACATGGCTTTGTGCCGCCTTCTGAAAATAAGGCCTCAGAGCCTCTCAAAAAGGATGGCATAGGTCCAGGTATTCCCAAGACATCAACAACGGCACAGGGAGGCTAAAAATGCGTTGTAGAGCCTGTAATGACGTAATGACAGACTATGAATCCACAGTGCGGTCTATTCACACTAGGGAATACATAGGATTATGTAAACACTGCCTTAACACTGTCTCAGATCAAGTGATTGTTGTCGGCAATATCTCACTCATGACAGAGATGGACGATATTGGGGACACTACAATGGAATCTTATGATGATGATCCTTTTGCTGATGATTCCCATAATGATCGCTACTATGACAGATAGTTGGCACGATTCTTGCTAATATTATCATTATTAACACTATAGTGCTTATGATTTATAATTATTTAAAGACTTTAACAACATTAACAATGAACAATGAAAGGTAGGGCAACGATGGAAATCCATGAACAAGAGCAGATGTATTGGACAACTGTGAATGATGTTACCGATCTGTTGGTTTATCACAACACTGATGTTGACACATTCCTAGGTGATGTGTTAGATTCGGTTCTGCGTGTTAGTCCTGATAGCAGACAGGCAGCACAAATGTTAGGCATTCTTGCCTACTTTAGCGAATTAGACGACCGAGAGAAAGCAAACATAATCGTGCGAGAGGTCTTAGATGCAGACTCAGAGTAAGTTTCTACGCCATGCGCCATGTGAGGCTTGTGGCAGCAGTGACTCAAAGGCAGAATATGCCGATGGCACTGGCTACTGTTTCAACATCAATTGTAGGACTTATTTTAAGGCTTCTGATGCCTCAGGAGGGGGTAAGGTATTACCTATGGTGCAAAAACCTGCTGTAGACCAAATTAAGGCCATTAGCGGTCAAGTTTTATCGATACCTGATCGTGGTATCACTAAAGCCACCTGTGAATCCTACGGTGTCATGCAGTCAGGTACACAGCATTTTTATCCCTACACTGATGCCAAAGGCAACGATGTGGCATGGAAGATTAGAGATGTCCCTAATAAACAGTTCCGATCTCAAGGCAACATCAAGGATGCTATCTTGTTCGGACAAGCTAACTGGAATGCAGGTGGTAAATTTGTGACCATCACCGAAGGCGAGTTAGATGCGCTTGCGGCATTTCAGATGATGGGATCAAAGTATCCTGTTGTCAGCATTAAGAATGGCGCAGCGTCAGCCGTCAAAGACTGTCAGGCACAGTATGAGTGGCTCGACAGCTTTGAGACTATAGTCCTAGCCTTTGATGCTGATGAAGCTGGCTCCGAAGCTGCCTCTAAGGTTGCTGAGTTGTTCGGCAGCAAAGTCAGGATTATGAAGATGCAGCAAGGCTTCAAAGATGCTTGCGACTATCTCAAGGACAATAAGTCTGCCGAGTTTGTGAAGCAGTGGTGGGCCGCTGAGAAGTATGTCCCTGATGGCATTATCGATGGTGCAGACCTGCTTGAATTGGTGATGCAGCCTCTACCAAAGGCACAGGCGCACTATCCTTATCTTGGCCTAAATCAGATGACAGGCGGCATCAGGCAGCAAGAGATGGTGGTAGTCACTGCTGGCTCCGGTCTTGGCAAGTCACAATTCATGCGTGAAGTGATATGGCAGCTACTGTGTGAAACTCAGGACAACATCGGTGTGATGTTCCTGGAGGAATCAGTCAAGCGCACTGCTCTATCGATCATGTCGCTAGCTGTCAATAAGCCTTTACACCTAAGCGAGGTAGAAATTGATGACACTCAAAAGAAAGAGGCATTCGACAAAACACTCGGATCGCATAGACTCTATTTTTATGATTGCTTTGGCTCTACTGCTATTGACAACATTATCAATCGGGTTCGCTACTTTGCTCGTGGACTTAATTGCCGCTATATCCTACTTGACCATG